GGTCGTCAGCGTTTCTGCTAAACTCATCTTTTTTAATTGTGTTTGTTTGCATTGTGTTAACTCCGTTGTTGATTGTTGATTGTTTCGGACTGTGCGTCTGCGTGTCCTCGTCAGTGACGTATTAAACGCCATACAAAAAAAATGTAAAATTGAAGGGGCATACTCTGTTAAGAGCCGTTCCCACCTTCGAGTGGATTTCCACACAAGCCTTAGAGATTTATCAACTCTGTCCAGATACCGCCCTTATTAGAAAGGACGCCACCGCTTGTGGCACTATTTTTTGAAATGGCTTAATTGAGCCTGTAGATTATCAAAAAATTTTAAAAAAATAAACATTCCCCTTCTTAATTTATGCACTAATGGAATGCAACAAATAAAATACAAACTGAGTCAAGTTGACTCAATTTAGTCAATTAAGTGTTATTCTGTGCGGTTTCTGGGACTTTATAGGATTATAAGTAATTTAATAAGATTTTATGAGAGGAATTAACTTTATGAGTGCATAAGTTAATATTTATTATTTAAAATGAAAACTAAAACTTTTGCTACTCTTCACCTTCTTTGTCTTTGCTTTGCTCTTTCTCTTTGTCTCTTTGCCTTTGAGTGTCTTTTGGTATCTTCTCTGGGCTTCTCTTTGTGCTTGTGTCTTCATTGTCCTCTGTTGGTTGTTTGTATTTGCTAGGGTGTTTAAATGTAAATGTCATTAATACCTTTATTAAGTTAGTGTCTAATAGAGAGGGTTTACTCTCTGAGTGTACTCTTTATTGATTATTACTATTGAGGGTATGTATACAGAGGAGATACCTCTAGTAGTCTTTAGGTTAACCTAAAGAGATACTTTAGGTAGATACTTAGGGTATGTCTTTTTTATCATACCTATCTAATAGAGCAGGTTTACTCTTCATTAACCTTGTGACCTCTGCCCTGCGTTACCTTCTTAATGCCTCTGTGCGTGGCTCTGTGTGGCTCTGTGAGTGTGTTCCTGTGGTGCATTAGATGAGATTGAGGATTGCAGGGCGTGAGGCTGTGCGTGGTACTTAAAGAGTATCAACTAAAAAAACAGACTATCTCTCACACATACATGAATAAAAAAAGAACACGCCCACACAGACCCACGCAAAGGATATGCTGTCCTTATATATGAAAAAAATCCGCTAAATGCTTAACTTATTGACTATTTTTAAGGTTTCTGGGCGTGGTGCATGGGGGAAACTCGGTCAGTGTATATACGATATACCCACACAGATTTTCTCTTTAAATATTTGCCATGCGTTCAGACATACGGTTAGCACGATTAGGTGTCTGTTTAGCCCATAGACTATCTAGCATCTCCACACTGGCTGTCTTATAGTCCTCATCTTGTAGAGCTTTAAGCATACCCTTAAACTTAGAGACCCCATAAGCACCCATCTGATAACACATCTCAACCACTATATGTCTAGCAGTGTCGTGGATATTGGGACATAACATAAGGACATCTTCCGCACCTGTTACAGCACGAGCAAAGTCTCTTTCAAAGAGTTTATTCCACCCTGCTATGTCTGTAGGAGGTATCTCACCCTCTAACATTTTATGACCATAGCCACCTGTTTTAAAACCTAGAGTATCTTTATAGACTTCCATACGGAAACCTTCTTCTTTCTTAATCTCTTTTTTAGTCTGTTCTAAGTCCATTATATAAACCTTTCTTTGGTTGGGTGTCTTCCTATTGTTCCTTCCATGAATTTCTCTAAATCTTGATTAATCAAATCTTCTTTGTGCTGATTGTAAGATAAGGTTTGGTCTCTATCTAACCTATCTGTCCAATATTTAGCACACATGGCTAATGCGTCTATGGCATCATCATGTCTAAGTGAACCTTTGTCTCTTGTAAGCCTTGTCATTTGTCTAAACAACTGATGGTCTGGCTCATTCTTAAAATCTTCATGTATTAACAAGTCATCTACTACTAACCTATGACTATTCATTAAAGGCTCTAGTGTATCTATTATCCGCTTTTCTTTCTGTGTATTGTGTCTAACTTCTTCAATCTCACATGGGTGTATCTTAGCCATAATAGGTTTTAACAACTGAGTTGCCATACCATCACCAAAGTTACTCTCAATGACTACATAGTTAACATCATGCTTCTTAGCAATATTTGATAACCTAGCCATAGTTGTATCTGAGTATCCACCTTCAAGACTACCTTGTGCAGTCAAATATAGAACTCCATGAAGCATTTTTAAGACTGCATAAGCAGTTTTATCTTCTCCTCTACCTGATGGGTCAATAGACATACATGTACCTTCAAACGGAGTAAACTCTTCAGACATATACATAGGAGCTACAAAGTAATCTCCTTTAAGTCCCACATTGGGAATGTCTGGGTCTATAGCTTTCATTTGTTCTGGTGAAGAAGCCCATTGTATCTTTGCAGGTGCTTCTTTCCAAGTTGAACAACCTGAAGCTATTATTAAGTCGTTTAATTTTAGAGGGTATCTATTTGCATCAGACAATGAAGTGTCCAACATAAATTGTAAGTTAAACCCTGAACGACCATACGAAGCTAATCGTTCCATTAAGTCTGTAGCATCAAATCTTTTAGGGTCTGTAGGCTCACCTTCAACACCTTTAATAATACTTGCTAACTTATCTCCATAAGAGATTGTCTGAGTTTTATTAGGTACTAATGCTGTCCAAATTTTTGTCTTAAATCCTCTTTCACCTAATGAGTTGTACAATGACATTTCATTCTGCGGTGTTCCTAGAAATATAGTTCTACCAATTTCAGGTTTAATAATTGCATCAAATTCTTTAACTGTTTCTGACAACCTATCTCTCATAAGCTGTGTTTGGGAGTTATTTGCACTCTCAACGTCATCTGCAATGATAATATCGGCTCTTGAACCTGTCATCTGACCAGAAATACCCATAGACTTAACTGAGGGTGCATGACTGGCTGTAGCAGGTGCAACATCAAAGCTAATCTTTGAATGTCTTTGGTTATCTCTAGGTATTAGGTGTTGTAACATAGGCATCTCTGAGATTAACCTTTGTGTAAACGTACTGAAATCATCTGCTCTAGTTTTACTTGCAGATACTACTAATATGTTTCTTTGAGGGTTTAGTAGTAACTGGTGGCATACGTATGCCGAAGTAATCCAAGATTTACCTACACCTCTGAATGCTTCTATTACAATTCTTTTTTCTTTTGATTGAAGAAAGTCTGCAATGTCATATTGAATGGGTGTTGGCTCTGGTAAGTTTAAATGTTTCCAACATAAGAACAAAAAGTTCTTAAAGTTATTAATTCGTTTATCCATTAATCCTCTGGGGTATCAAAAGGTACACTATCTAAAAGGTTTACTTCTTTTTTAGCAATAGGGTCTTTTGAATATTGTTTACATATCTCAAGACAAACTTTCATCTCTGAAGCTGTTAGTTCGTCACCAGATTTTAACTTGTTATAAGAATGAGTTACTAATAATTGAGGTAACTCTTTTATTATTGTTTCTAAATTACTTTGGTCTTCCTTGTCCGTTGTATTTTTTAAAGGTACTTCCTTTGTTTCTTGACTTGACATGTATTCCTTTTCTTTTTTTAGGTTTTTCTCTAGGTACATACGATTTTGCTGTTTTCATTATTTAGATAGCCTATCCATGTGATTATAAATTCTGCCAATCTGTTTATCCATTGACATAATCTCTTCGCTTAACATTCCTATATGAACCTCAAGTTCTACGATAGTCATTAGTACCCAACTAGAAATTCCTAAAAGAATTGCACCTAATACACCAATAAGCATTGTATTATGTTCTTTTTTCATTTAGCTATTTTTCCTTTGTTAATACCTTTTTTTATTACGTATTCTCGAGTTCCATTCGCGTTAATTGAAACTTCTTTTTTAAGATTTTTAAACAAGTTCATTTCTTTATCTTTATGTTCTTTATTTTTTATGAACTCTGTTAATTTTTTTATGTCTCTCATATTTTTTAGATTTTGAATTAGGAAACTTAAACGTCCATAGGTCGTCTACAGTTTTGTTTAATTTTATAAAGATGTTGTCGATACCTCCAAAGAATGCGTAGAAAAATCTATCTATCATTTTTTGAATATGCTTGAGACTTTAATTCCAAATGATGCCGCTACGATAGCACCAAAAATATAAAATAATTCAGAAGGCATAGCTGATAAAACTTCAGCCCACTTCATAAATCTTTCTGTTTCTCCTATTAAAGGGAGTGTAAGTATTCCTAAAAACCAAATCAAAATTAATTCGTCTTTTATTCCTGAATTTTCTATTTGAGTTTTTTGTACTTCTTTACTAGCTTCAATTTCAGCAACTTGTTTGTTGCCTCTTTTTTCTAAATGTGTTGAAAGTGCTTTTGTTGTATGACTAATTAAAGTTTTACCTAATAAACTAAAGAGCATATCCTATTAAAAATAATAAAGCTGACCATATTATTAAAGCTACAATTTTTTTATCTGTATTCATGTACCATATTTTAGCTTTGTTAATATATGTTTGAGGGTTTTGTCCAAATATCATCATTATGTTTTTTCCTGTGTTAATTCTTTGCATTCAAATTTGACTGCAAGTTTTTGTTTGTTAACTAAATCTGTTCCTATATTTTCTACTGCTTGTGATGCTTTAAGGTATCCTTGTTGAATACAATCGTAATATGTGTCAAACTCTAAAGGTATTACTTTAGGATTGTAACATTGAGGTTGCCCTGCAAATGAACACAAATGCAGTATCAACACGTATTTAAAAAGCATTATTTAAACTGAAAAAATCCTATAATTCCAACTATAAGTGTCCCAACAGCTAAGATAACTCTAAGTCCACCCTTACCCATAGAAACATCTTGTCTTAACGATTTAATTTCTTTTCTCATTTCTTCTATGCTTTTAAGAATATTTTCCATTCGTTCAGCACAAAGTTTCTCATGTGATGAAAGTCTTACACCAGTAGCGACTTCGCTAAATTCTTTTGGTGTAATTTTTTTTCTAG